CGACGCTCGGATCGGTGGCGAAGACGATCGAAGAGCCGGGGCAAACCGAGATACGGCGGGAAAACCTGCAGCGCGACGTGGCCGTGACGGCGCGGCTGGAGGGGCTCAATCTGGGTGCGGGCATGGCGGCGGTGCAGAGGGTAGTGAATGGCCTGCGGTTGCCGGGAGACATGCGAGTGGAATACGGCGGGGGATTCGAGGAGCAGCAGCGGTCGTTCCGTGACCTGGCGTTCGTACTGGCGCTGGCGGTGGTGCTGGTGTTTATCGTGCTGCTATTCGAGTTCGGTAGCTTTGCGGCGCCGGTGGCGATTCTGGCGTCCGCGCTGCTTTCCACGTCGGGCGTATTTCTGGCGCTACTGGTGACCGGGATCACTTTCAACATTTCATCGTTCATGGGGCTGATCATGGTGATCGGGATCGTGGCGAAGAACGGAATCCTGCTGCTGGACGCGGACCAGAAGATCCGGCGGGAGGGAATGGCGGCCGAAGAGAGCATGATCCGGGCGGGGGAGCGGCGTCTACGGCCGATCATGATGACCGCGCTGGCGACCATGGCGGGGATGATTCCACTGGCGCTGGGGTGGGGCGCGGGCTCGCAGATGCTGCAACCGCTGGCAGTTGCGGTGATTGGCGGGGTGCTGGCGTCGATGGTGTTATCGCTGGTGGTTACACCGGCGGTACATTACTATATGGCGGGCGGCGGAGTCAGTCACACGCCCAGTTAGAACTTCTGCACGTTCTTTTTCTTTTACTTAGCCTAAATTCGCGGTTCGCGGCGGCAGACCCGATGTTAGTCTCAAATCGGGAAATGACGATCCACGGGGCGAGTCGAATTGAGGGCTATGACAGAGACACAAGACAAGATAAGCCTTGTTCGAGAGGCGATTGCGGCCCTCGAATACAAACTGCACTCGCCTGAGCTGAAGGGGACGGTAGCCGACCTGGTTCGATTGCTGCAAATGGAGAAGGAACTGACGCCAGAGTTGCCGCGCGAAGTCAGGGTCCAATGGGTAGATTCATTCGAGACAGTTGTGTTACCCAAAACATAGTTTACAGGCCGCTCCCTTCACAGGTGGCATTTCACCAGAGTACGGCTCGATTCAAAGGCTTCTCAGGGCCGATTGGAAGCGGTAAGAGCCGGGCGCTTTGCCAGGAAGCTATCAAGCTTAGTTACCTCAATTCGGGGAGGCACGGTCTGCTAGGCGCGCCGACTTATCCAATGCTGCGCGAAGCTACACAGACGACGCTGTTCGAGATTCTAGATCAGGAACATATTCCGTATGACTATAACAAGGCGGAGAACGCGTTGCGGATGAAAGACACTGACTCACGAATCATCTTCCGGCCAGTCGATGACTTCGAGCGCCTGCGGGGCACCAACCTGGCGTGGTTCGGGCTGGACGAGCTAACCTATTCGCCGGAACAAGCTTGGCTGCGTCTGGAAGGCCGCCTGCGGGATCCACTAGCCACGAGGCTGTGCGGGATCGCAGCATGGACACCGAAAGGATACGACTGGGTTTACGAGCGATTCATTTCGGGCCATGTGGAAGGCTACGACACGATTATCGCAAAGGCGTTCGAGAATACCTTCGTACTCGACAAGGTGCCGGACTTTTATGAACGCCTGAAGAGAAGCTACGACGAGAATCTTTACCAGCAGGAAGTGCTGGGACAGTATATAAGCCTGCAGGGCGGATTGGTTTACTCGGCGTTCAGCCGGGCCGACCACATCAAGAGTCTGCAAGCCACCGGGAACCGGCCTTTGCTGTGGGCGCTGGACTTCAATGTGGACCCGATGTCGTCGGTGATTGTGCAGATGGAAGGCGCTAATGTATTCGTGCTCGATGAAATTTCGATACGGCACTCCACCACCGAGGAAGCCTGCGGGGAATTCGCCAAGCGCTTTCCCAATCATCGCGGCGGGGTGGTGGTTTACGGGGACGCTTCCGGAAACAGCCAACACACTACGGGTGCGTCGGATTATCAGATCGTTCGGGATTATTTTCGTACGAGCTATGGAGCGCGGGTCGAATACAGAGTGCCTAAGGCGAACCCCAGCGTACGGGACCGGGTGATGCTGGCTAACTCGAAATTGCGGACGGCCGCGGGGGAAGTCCGATTGTGGGTGGATCCTAAGTGCAAAGAGCTGATTAAGGATTTCGAGCAGGTTTCCTATAAAGCGGACAGCAACGCCATCGATAAGGAGAAAGACAGGCGGAGGACGCATGTATCCGACGCTCTCGGCTATCTATTGTGGCAGGAGTGCCGTCCGCTGCCCGGGATGGGTGAACACACGGAGCGACTGATTTGAGGACGACATGTTAAACATCGACAGGGAGCATCCCGAGTATGTGGCCAAGAAGGCGATGTGGAAGAAGTATAGGGACCTGTATGTGGGCGGCGAACAGATGCGGGAGTGCGCGGTCGAGTATCTGGTACGGCGGCATAAAGAGCCGAACGACATATACTCAGAGCGGCTGTGCCGGGTCTTTTACGAAAACTATATCGGATCCATCATCGACTGGTACGCGGCGACGCTGATGCGACGCGAGGCGGTGCTGTTGTTTGAAGGTAACGACGATGCCGCCAAGGACTTTTACAACCAACTGACCGAGGATTGCGATCTAAAGGGCACCAGCATCGCGGAGTTCTTCCGCCAGCGTTTCGTGCAGGCGCTGGTGCAAGGCCGAAGCTACATCGTGATTGATTTTCCGCGAGCGCCGGGCCCAGTGACAAACCGGGCCGAAGAGGATGCGATGGGCCGCTCGCGCGCCTTCCTGGTGGATTACTCGCCGGAAGAGCTGATCAACTGGAGCTATGACGACCGCGGCGGATTGGAATGGGTGGTGATCCGGACATCCTCGCTGCGAAAGACGAATGTAACGGACCAGGACTGGGTGCGCGAGACACGCTGGATCTATTACGATCGCCAGCACTTTAAGGTTTATCAGAGATTGAAAGACAAAGAAGTGAAGCTGGTGGACGAGGGACTGCACGGTCTGGCAAGCCAGAACCGGGTACCGCTTTTCCCGCTGCAGGTTACGGAGGGCCTGTGGCTGATGAATAAGGCCGCCTTGCTGCAAGTGGAGCACTTTAATAAGTCGAACGGGCTTGCATGGGCGTTGACGATGGGTCTGTTCGCTTCTCCGATCATTTATTCGGACCGCGAATGGAACCAGATTGTGGGCGAGTCTTACTTCATTCAGTTGGGCCCACAGGACCGCTTTGGATGGACCGAGCCGGAGGGCAAGGTATACCAGATCGCGGCTGATAACCTGGTGCAGCTGAAGGACGAGATCTATCGGGTAAGTTACCTGATGGCGCATGCCGGCGGGTCTGACGCATCGTCGACGCAACAGTCCGGAGTCAGCAAGCAACGGGATTTCAGCATTACACAGGAAGTCTTGCGGGCATATGGCGACGCGGTGAAGGAGACGATGAAGCAGGTTTTCCGGGCCATCGCCGCCGCCCGGCAGGACGCCATCTCGGTGCATGTATCGGGGCTCGACGAATTCGACATCGGCGATTTCAGCAACGAGTTGGACGATGCGCGAAAGCTGCTGACCCTGGGGATCGATTCGGAGACTTTGAAGAAGCAGGTCTTCAAGAAACTGGCATTCAAGTTTCTTTCCGATGTAAGGCAGGAGATCAAGACCCAGATAGCGCAGGAAATCGACGCAATGAGTTAGGAGGCTTATGGAAAGCGCAGACGTACAAACGGTAGTGAGACAGGCAATCCAGGAGTTTCTCGAAGAGCAAACATCCAGGACAGAGCCGGCTTACAAGGCAGAACTTGTGGAGGAGCGCAAGCGCCGCGAGCAACTGGAGCGGCGGTTGAACGAGGTGGTGGAGGAGAGCAAACGCAGCCGGCAGGCCGCGGACCAGGCGGAGAGAGGCTCGGCGATTCGAGCGGAGCTACAACGGCTGGGAGTGGCCAAGATCGACTTAGCTTACCGGGCGGTGCAGGAAAGTATCTTCCGGTCGGAAGATGGCCGGCTGCTGGCGCACGGCGATAGCGGCGAGGTACCGGCGAAGGAATATTTGGCCAGCTTCGTTAATGAGAATCCCGAGTTTCTACCGGCGAGGATTTCAGGGGGGTCCGGAATCACGGGCGCGCGGAAGGCGCCACCGGAGCGGCAGGACGGCGTGGACATGGAAGCCATCCGGCCGGGCATGAGCGCCGAGGACATGGAACGCGTGCGCAAAGAGATTGTGCGGGTGGCCTCACAGAGCTTACGAGGCATATAGGCAGAGTTAGGAATAGCTGATTTGGAGCACAGGCTCCCATTAAGGAGAATGAGTGGCGATTATTACTTCAGCGAACGTGGCTAGCGCGATTGTCAAGCTGGTGGCGGCAGACGCTCTGCCGGCTTTGGTGGGGAACCTTGTCATGGGTAACCTGGTGAATCGCGATTATGAACCTGTATTGGCGCAGGCAGGGGATACTGTAAACATTCCGATTGCCCCGGTCCTGGTAGCCAACAACATAGCCGAGGGCGGGTCAGTACAGCCGCAGAACCCGAACCTGGGGAACGCGCAGATAGTGCTGAACACACACGTAGAGGCGACTTTCCAGATCCCGGACGTGACCAAGGTACTGGCGGTTCCGGACTTACTGCAGTTGTATATGCAGCCGGCGGTGGTGGCGATCGCGGAAAGCATCGAAACCTCTCTGTTAAACCTATACGCAGGTCTCACGGCAAACACGCCGGTGGGCACTCCCGGTACGGCAATTACCGAGGCGGTGGTGGACGCGGCGGAAAGCGCACTGTTCACCGCGAAGGTTCCGCCGTCGGAGCCGAAGTTTTTGCTGGTGGATGTGGCGACCTATTCGGCGCTGCGGCAGATCGAGCGGTTCAGCGAATTCCAGACGGCAGGGGACGCGGGGTTACGGGCGTTGATTGATGGCACGGTGGGCAAAATCAAAGACTTCTTCGTGCTGCGGTCGCAGTATATCTCGTACACCGGCAGCGCGCCGATGACGACCCACAATATCGCTTTCACGAAGAACGCGATCGGTCTGGTGATCCGGAGGCTCCCGCAACCTTTATACGGCACAGGCGCGGTGGCGCACTACGCCGAGATGGGGAACTTCGGCATGCGGGTCGTGATGAGCTACCAGCCGAATACTTTGGCGCAGCAGTTTACGGTGGATGTACTGTACGGTTGCGCGGTACTCCAAAATACTTTTGGCGTGCAGGTGAACAGTTAGCCAGGAACGGGGCCGGGCGCATCCGGCCCCTACAACGAGGGAGCCATGGACTTACAGATGTATTACAGGAAGATTCGGGAAATCGAGCACAACCTCAGCACACCATCCGTGGTAGTAACAAGCCACGACACTCCAGACGGCGGCCGGGAAGGTGTATTTACCGAGGTTTCGCGGCGCACGGCCGCAAAGATGATCGTGGAGGGCTCGGCGCGACTCGCGACGGAACAGGAAGCGACCGATTTTCGGGAGCGGAATGGGGAAGCCAAAATCCGCGCGGATCAGCTTGCGGCAGCCTCGCGGATGCAATTCACAGTAGTCTCGACGAATGATCTGCGGAAGCTGAAGAGCGGTACGCGGCCGGGCGGAGAGTAAGGCAAAGGCAATGGCGCTGTTCACCGACGGCATATCGACGATTCAGGATCTCATTAACCAGGACAACTCCGTGCTGACTACGGCACAGACGGAGAACATTGACCTGACTCAGAAGCTGGCGATCGCGCTGACGGAGTTGGGGATCGAAGTGATGACCCTATTACAACCGGGGAACACCTCCGGCTGGGACATCTGGCTGCCACCTAGCCCACAATTGATCAACATCGTGGTCACGCCGTCGCTGCAGCTTTGGCATGTGTTCCAGAGCCTCACGCTGGTTTATCAGGACGCTTACTACAATCAACTGAACGACCGTTATCAAGCCAAGCGAAACCAATTCCAGCAACTGGCCAAGTGGGCGATGCAGAAGCTGATCCAAAACGGCCTTGGGATTGTATCGGACCCGCTCCCGGAGGCCACCGCGCCACAGTTGACCTCAATCCCGGGCGGGCAGCCGGCGGCGACTTACTATGCAAGTGTTTCATGGCTGAATGTGGAAGGCGAAGAGGGACAACCGGGCGATCCCGCCGCACTAACGGTAACGGCGGGGAACGTCCTGGTAGTACAACCGCTCAGCCAACCTACTAACGCGGTGAGCTGGAATGTCTATGTGGGGACATTGGCTACGATGTTGACGCTGCAGAATACGACGCCTCTGGCGCTCGATCAGGTGTGGATCCAGGCAGCGCCGGTCACTCTCGGCGGGATAGCGCCGGGCATCGGACAAGCGGCAAACTATACGCGCTGTCTACCGCGCGTGATACAGCGAGGTTAAAGAGATGGCATGGGTAGGCAGCACGGTTACTGCGCAGGTACTCGGGTTACTGAGCATGCCGCAAGGGCTGAACGCCTGCGTGGCGACGCTGGCACAGGCACTCAACACAACCGCATTGCCGCTGGCCGGCAATCAGTTGGTGGCGCAGAATGTACCGGTCGATCTGGCCGAACGCAGCCTGGATGTGACTTATCCGGCGGTAAGCGTCTACTGCGACAAGATCGTGAACCAGCTCAAGGAAAAGTTCCGGGTGTTTTCCGGCATCGCAGTCATGACCATCGAGGTACGGGTGTCACAAGACCGGCTGGAAGGAATCGAAGCACAGTCGCAGATGTATCTCGACGCGGCAACACAGGTGCTCGACCAGAACCGCGGGGACTGGGGAGAAGGGATGTTCTACGCGGGCGGATATGAGGCCGCATTCGGG